GGTTCGCGCCACAGGGACATTAACTAAATCGCTAAGATTGTTGGATGTTAGCAGTGCTCCAGAGAGAGACGCATAAGCCGCGACCCATGCGCTGCCCGTGTAAACCTTCATCACATCGTCGGTCGTGTTGAAATAGAGCATCCCAGCCTGCAACGGATCGCCATCATTGTCAGTCGTGGGATCGGATGCAAAGTCACCTAGATACTGGTCTTGAAAATTATCCAAAGCTGAAAGCGCGGCGTCTTTTGCAGCCTCAGAGGCAGTGGCCGACGAAGCACTAGCCGTGGCAGATGCTGCGGCCTCTCCAGCCTTTGTGGTCGCAATACCAGCCTGTGTGGTGGCCGTTGCGGCGCTAGTTGATGCCGATGTGCTAAAACCAGAAGCACTTGTCTCAGCGGCCTCTGCGGCGACCTGTGCGGTCTCAGCGTTTGTTTCTGCGGTTTCGGCATTGGTCTCGGCGGTTTCAGCTGCGGCTTGTGCAGCTACGGCGGCAACGCGAGATGCTTCACTTGCGGTGGCGCTTGTACCAGAGTTGGTGGCCTGAGTTGTTGCAATGGCGGCTTGCGCGGTTGCGGTGGCTGCGTCAGCGGCAACACCAGCTTCTGCGGCTTCCGCTGCGGCCTGAGCGGTCTCTGCGGCTGTTTCTGCGGTCTCAGCGGCGGCTTGCGCGGCAACAGAGGCAACTCGTGACGTTTCACTAGCAGTTGCGCTTGTCGATGAATTTGACGCCTGAGTGGTTGCCGTTGCGGCAGATGCTGCGGCGCTTGTCTCAGATGCAGCGGCGGCATTCTTGCTTGCCAATGCTTCGGAGGCGCTAGCAGATGAACCAGACGCGCTCGATGCAGAAGCGGCGGCAGAATTAGCTGACGCAGTTTCAGATGCTGCGGCGGCATCTTTTGACGCTTCCGCCTGCTCCGCGTAATCCTCAATATTGTCAGTGCCTGTTTCGCTAGTCATGCCAGCGGTTTGTGACCATGTTGTAGTAACCATTACCTTGGCGCTCCTATAACAAATGGGCCAGAAACCCTTGATTGCTCGTTATCTTTATTAAGGGCAGAAACAGCAGATTGATACAATGACGCCCAAACTTCCAGACGATTATCATCAAGCAAGTACGGGGCTGCATGGATTAACGCACCATAGAGATAAACATCAGGATATTCAGTCAATATCCAATTATATGGATCAGCGTCAGTTAGTGCGGGAACCCGCGCATAATACTGCATAGACGCTTCATATCCAGTATTAGGAATAGGATACAGTTCTATCTGATCTGCCGTTAACCTAAAAAACTGCGGTTTATTGGGAACCCGACTTAATTGCTTTCTGTCCTGCAACTCAGACGCAGATATTGATTGCAGCTTACCACCTTCGGTTAACTGAATTTGTATCATTGCCAACCAATCAATAGGCAGGTTTTCATATTGCTCGTTAACGGTAGTAGTTACACGTTTTTCCTGCCGCCAGTGGCGAACATCACGCGCAATTTGCGCTTCTGCCAAAGAAATAAAATCAGGGATTACAGGGATTAAAGAAGTGTCGCCCTCGCGGTTCAACCAAGTTTCTATAGACGATTTTAACTCTGAATAAGTTGTGATTGCCATTTAACAGTCCCATGCCTTACGCGACCAATAGTTAGCCGACAATTTGCTATTCTTACCCTTTATACCACCAGAACGCGCACAATACGATGCTTTTCGACTTGGGGTGCTTTTTTTGATGGTCATATTGGGATCGCCAAAGTTAACTTTTTTAACTTGGTTGCCTTCAACCGCCAAGACTTCGAACTTCTTAGGCCCACCCCGGCGAGGTTTATTTACCGCCGTGAAACCGTGCCGCTTTTTTGCCGCTGCTATTTTTTCAGCTTTTGTACGCATCAAATTTGGCCTCCTTCGGGTTGATTTGTGCGTTGCATATTAGCGGCAGACAGAGCGGCAGACGTAGTAAGAGCACCAATCATCCAAGCTGGTGCATTTGATTTTCTCGCGGCCTCTATGACGGCAGAATTTACCTTACCACTTGCGACAACATCATTCGCGTACTGAATGGCCTTTTCACGACCAAATCTACGCTCCATTTCTAGAAATGTATCAATTGTTTCTACAGCCAAATTGTCAATAAGTTGCTTTGACCTTTTAGGCGAACCTTCATATATTTTATAATCAGGTGAAGTCATTAAAAGTTTTCCGCCCGTCCCTTTTGCCCTCTGACTTTCAGCTAAATCTCTATAAAATAAATTCGCGGGTATGCCCATTGAACCTTGGCCTAATAAAGTTTGAGAATTTCCAATTTTATCCACTCCCGCTTCATATGTGGTAGATTGTTGCGGGGTTGTTTTTATTAATCCCTTTTCCAAATCTGGAGTGAATATACGATATCCAACAGTACCCCAATCCATTCCAATTTGATCCGCGTCTGCGGCAGCTAGTCTCGCATCAGCAACTTTTGGAACACCCATTTTATGCAATCCAGCCTTATCCATACCCTTGATAAAGGCTGCTCTTTGAGTACCCGTAGGCAAACTTTGCAAGTATTTACCTACTGAAAGCGGGTCTTTTACAGATGAAAAATCCTCAAATGGGTAAACAGTTATTGATTTGGTTTTTGCCGAACCATCGGGCTTTTTAATTACATTTCCAGATTCATCATAAACTTTAACAATTTTTGACATTCCAATTTTGCGAATGCTTTCGTCAATTTTATTTACATCAGAAGGATCAATCGAAGCATTTTGAAACATTCTTCCATATATATCGTTAACGTGCTGCGAAAAATCTCCAGACCTTTCAGCCATTAAGAATGAATTATAGAAAGGATCGTTACCCTTTCGGGCCTCTAAAATTGCCTCATTTAATTTAGAAGAAGTTGCGCTTTGTGCGCCTGCATAGCCTTGTCCCGGCACATCAATATATTGAAACCCAGCCATACTATCAACAGGTTCCTTGAAAAGTGCGCCCCCTTGACCTGTAACTGTGTGGCGACCAGTATTGTCACCAACAATCGCCATGCTAGTACGCCCCAAATAATCCTCTATGCTTGTTGGGATTGGCGGCACTACCTCACTCGACAAATACCCTTCGCTAATATGTTCACGCAATATATTAGGTTGTTGAGCTTTTACGGTTGTAAACATCCCGGCTGGGGCAACATCATCAACTCCAAGAGCTACTTTTGCGCTTGGAATGTTAGCGAGTTTTTCGGAAATATCTGCACCAGAACGCGAATATGGAACTCTGGAGTCTAACACTGGGCCGCCGCCAGCGCCACGACCCAAGTCGAAGGGTGCATCTACTTTTGGCTTTAATCGCACATTACCGAGCATAGAACCCATAGAATTAGGATCAACCTCGACGCGCTTGGCCGTATCAAGCATTCTCCTTGCGCCAGCCTTTATACCCTTTGCCGCAGCATCACCAATGCCGGGAATAAGTCCTATAACTGTGGCACCACCCATTGCGCCGATAAGCGGCCAATTTGGATTATCAGATGTCGCCATATCCCATAGCTCTTTTGCAGCGATTGCATCACCAAGAATAGGAGTCATTTCAGCGACAAACTTAGCAGCATCTCGCACCGTAACTTCGGGGAGATTGACTGCAAGCCTCTTGCCCTCTGCCTCCCAGCCAGAAGCATTTGCAGGGTCTAGCATATTCATTAGATTTGCTTCGGAATATTTATCACGAAGCGCAGAAATCAAATCAGCCAAAATTTATGCCTTTGCTAAACACTTGCCAGCCATTGCGCATTTGCTTGGTGTAGGGCAACCCTTGCATGGTTTGAAGGATGCTGCGGAAGAATACTTACCAGTTTTCATTTCTTTTTGCCGCCCTTTTTCTTACCCATACCTTTTTTGCCATAACCCATCATGCTTTCCTTTTTACTGGTTTTTTCTTGGATTTCTTTGCATCTGCTCTGATAACTTTTAAATTTGACCAAGCATTGGGATACGCAGAACCCTCGCGCTCGGACATAGCCTTAGCTCTCGCAATTTGTGCTTTAGTCATTTTCGCCATGATGCACCTGTGTTTTTCAATCACACAGTATCACATTATGCTATTCCACGCAATCCGCGCTTGATTGGTGCGCCCCAATCGGCCTCTGGCTTATAACCAACAGCCAAATATCTGAACGCATCCGCACCATGAGAAGTCCAATCGTGCAAGGGTCTGCCGCGCCAAGACTTCATCCGCTCATCAAACTCACGCCGATATTGCAACATCGCTTCAACGCCACGCTCACACTTGCTTTCATCAAACCAACAACGGTTCAGCATGGAACGCGCGGCCTGAATGCCATCTTCTATTCCCAGCCGGGGAGCTATTTCTATGTCTTTAATGCCCAGCGCGTCCAGCGTTTCCAATCTGCTCTTGCCGGTGCCAAGCTCCTTAACTCTGACATCGTGCGGCAAAATATGCTGCTCGTAATGATAGCCACGCTCACTTAGAGCCTTTGCGTAATGGTCTAAACCTACACCGCTGCTCTCATAGTAATCTATTAAGCGGATTTCTTTGCCGACATATTGCGCAAACCAGATAGCCGTGCTGTCGCCAATACCCAAGTCCCATGCGGTAACCACACCCACGCTAGGATCGTATGGCACGTTTGAAATGCGCTTTTCTTCTTTGGCCTTTTTCATTTCTGTGGCATAATATGCGCCTTGGATCGCAGCCTCGAAAGAGCAAAGAAACTCTTGAGCATAACGATCTTCTCCCATTGTGCGCTCTGCTTCCGCTAGTTCCTCATCATCTAAGACGCCCGTTTCATCAGCTTTGTACATCGCACAGAACCAATCTGGATCGCTTTGCGCGTGGTGGTAAATGTCCCAGAAGTCGTTTTTGCCCTTGGGCGTTCCAATAAACGTGGCGCGGCCCTTACGGTCGGCAAGGCTAGGGCGAATAACAACAGGCCAAGCATTAGCCGGGAAGTCAGCGGGTTCATCAAGCACAACGCTGTCAAAATACAACCCACGCATGGCATCATAGTTATCAGCGCCGAATAAACGGATGCGGGAGCCATTCGGGAAATCCACACGCAATTCGCTTGCATTGGCAACAGCGCCCTCAATGTCTCTGGTGTATTCTAGCAAGTAATCCCAAGCGATAGCCTTCGCCTGTCGGTAATACGGCGCAATGTATGCAACCCTCACCTTTTCACGCGGTATCGTTAAGGCATCTCGTATAAGGTCGTTGATAGCCGCAACTGTCTTGCCAAAGCGCCTGTGAGCTACGATTACCGCCCAGCGTTGCTTTCGCGCATGATATGGCCTTACATGATGTCTTGGCCGGTAGTTAATCGTCTTGGTCGGCATCACTTAACCATTTATAGGTGATAACATGCTCACCATCGACCCCAGAGCCATTAACTTGCAGAGGTAGAACCTTCCCCATCAAGTTCATAAACCCACTTGGATTTTCTACCGCTTGCAATTCAAGATATGAAACTATCCCATCGCCCCCAATTGAGTTGCCAGCTTTCTCAGCCGCCATCAAAATTGCATCTTTTAGGAGCTTTGTGTTCTTGTTTGGAACGCCTTTTTTTCTGCCTTTGCCTCGATTACCAGCAGCTTTTGGCTCCATAGATTCCCCTACTTTACGGGAATTATCATCTTTATCCATTTGTTACGTCCTTCTCAGGGTGCGTAGAAATTTAAAAACTGACAGAGAAACAAGGAATTGGGAAACTTGCTTCTCTGCCAGATAGGGGAGTTAGCTCTGGGAGGAAACTAACCGAGCAGACTGTCTGTGAGAACAGTATCTGCATTTAAGCATAAAATTGCTCATTCGTCAAACTCGCCACTTTCTTTCCCCCAAATAGATTTTTGAAACCTTATCGTTTTTTTGTACCTATTTATATCAGCTTCACAAATCATACCC